GGGGCGGGTGATCGTGCAGGGCCGGCGCGATGCGAATGGCGACCTGCAGCGGCTGGTGATCGCGGTCCCGCACGGCTGGCTGGGCAAGGATCAGCAGGCGCAGATGCCCTCGCAGGTGTCCATGGCCGAGCAGTTGATCGCCGGGGCGGCGGCCCGCTAGCCATGCCGCCGGATCTGGTGGCGTTCCTCGCGGCGCTGCTGACCGAGGCCGTGCGGAAGCATGAGGGCCGGCGATGACCCGATCCGACCTCCTCGTCAAGCTTTCTCGTCGCACGAACAAGAACACGACCCTGGACACGGCCACCCAGAACCGCCTGCTGGACTTCCTGAACGAGCGGCAGCGGCGGATTCTCTCCATGCCGGGGATGCAGAAGCTGCGCGAGGCCAGTCAGACGTTTACCTCGGTGGCCTCGCAGGCGGACTACGCGCTCCTGAACGTGGCCCGGCTGCACCGGATCTTCGAGACGACCAATGACCGCGTGCTGTACGAACTCAGCCCGCAGGACTACCGGCTGATCGACCCCGACCCGCAGACGGGCACGCCGGAAGCGTTTGTCTGGCGCGGCCGGCAGGCGGTGGCGAAACAGCCGTCGAATGCGTCCACGCTCTATGTGAAATCGGCCAGCGCGGCCGACACGACCCAGACCGTGTATCTGGAGGGCATCGTCACCGGCGGGCAGGCGCTCACGGGGACGTTTGCGCTCAACGGCACCACGGCGGTGGCGAGCACGCTCACGACGTGGGAGCGCGTGGACAAGTTCTATCTGTCAGCCACCACGGCGGCGTACGTCACGCTGCACGAAGACAGCGGATCGGGCACGGAGCTGGCGCGGATTCAAGCGGGCCTCACGTCTGCGGACTACTGGCGGCTGACGCTCTGGCCGACGCCGAGCGATGCGATCACCTACACGGTGGACTACGACCGGCAGGTAACGGACCTGGCGCAGTCCACGGATCTGCCGGTGCTGGACGAGGACTTTCACGACGTGCTGCTGCTCGGGGCGCTCATGGACGAATACCAGCACATGCACGATGACCGCTGGCAGCAGGCGCGCGTGGAGTACGAGCAGCGGCTGGGCGCCCTGAAGTATCGCATCGCGGCGACGGCCACGGGGGGGGCAGGACTGCTCACGCGGCGCATCCGGCCGGGGTCGCAACTGGGCGCGTGGTTCCCGGCGGGATCGTAAAGGAGACAGGACATGACCGTGAAGCTGTACGACTACAGCCGCAGCAAGAAGATCGCGGAGATCGATGTGCAGGACCCGGCGCCCCCCACATTGTCGTACGCCGGCAAGGGATGGCATCGGTTTGGGGAGAAGGACGGCACGCCGGCCTATGCCCCGGTGCGCCGTGACTAACTGGACATGCACGCGCTGTGGCGAGTGCTGCCAGACGCAGCCGTTTGTCACGGTGACGACGGCCGAGCGGGCGGGACTCGAGGCGCGGGGGCCGGCGGTGTTCGTGCCCGACCCCACGCCGGGGTTTCATCGGCTGGTCGCGCAGCCGTGCCCGTTCTATCGGGACGGCTGCACCGTGTATGACGTGCGGCCCTACAACTGCCGCCGCTATGCGTCCCTGAAGGGGTTCACGGGGACGCCGCGCGACGGGCAGCGGGTGCGAGTGCTGATCCAGCGGAAGGCCCAGCGCTGGGCCGACCGTCACGGGTGGCAGTCAGAAGGCAGGTCGTAGATCGTGATGGTCAGTGCCACCGGATCGAACCGAAAAAGCTTGTCCCTGGTGCCCACGCGCACCACGCGATACGTCTGCCTCGGCGCGAACGTGGGGTCCAGCCCTTCGGGATGGAACGGTCCAGACAGGCAGAACGGCGCGATGCGACCCAGCCGGTATGCCCCAGTGTCATCGGTAATGAGCCATTCGACCGTGGCCGGATCGCCGTCCGCTTCCACGGGGTCCACCGCGATCGGCACCATCTTCAGCCCAGACAGATCGAACACCGCCAATTGGGCGAGGAACAACAGCACCACGACACACCTCCAGCGGCAGTGTAGCACGGGGGGGCACTAGGGGATGGCCGATGTCGTGTGGACGAATCTGCGTGGCCTGAACCTGGCCGATCCGCCGACCCGATTGGGACCGGAATGGGCCACGACGATGGCCAATCTGTTGCTGGAGCCGAATACGCTCGGGCGGCGGCGGCCCTCATCGGCCACGGTCAGCCGCACCTCGGGTCCCAGCAGCACCATCGAACAACTCATCCGGTACCAACCGAGCACAAACAAGACCGGGAGCGGTGGCGCGCAACTGTGGGCCTTTTCGGGAAGCAGCACCATTCATCGGTTGGACAACGGCTCGTGGTCAAGCGTCACGGCATCAGACACGGTGGCAAGTTGGGCCACGTCCCGTCCGTATGGAGCGACTTTCAACGGCAAGTTGTTTCTCGCCTACAACAGCGACCAGAACCGGCTGCACGTCTGGGACGGGGCCAGTGTGCGTCGTGTCGGGATTGCGGCCTCGGCGGCGGCGACCGTGGCCAACACCGGCGCAGGCGCCTATGCGGCCACGCTACGGTACTACAAGATCCAGTGGAAGATCGTCAGTGGCAGCAACACGATCGCCACGTCTGAACTGTCGGCCTCGGTGAGTTTCACGCCGAGTGGCGCCGGTACCGCGGCCCGCGTCACCAAGCCCACCACCACAGACTCGGCCACGCACTGGATTGTCTTCGGCTCGGCTGATGACATGACCTATTACGACATCAGCGGCAACATCGCCGTGGGCACCACGACGTACGACGACAGTGCCGCGCCGTCCACGTACTCGGACGGCACGATTGCGCCCACCGCTGGCCTCTACGTGCCGCCGCCGTCAGCCAAGTTTCTCCTGGCGGCGAACAACCGCCTGTTCATGGCGGGCTGCTGGGAAACGAGCGCCAGCAGCGGACAGACGGCCACGCGCAATTCGCGGGTGTGGTTCACGCAGGTACTCGGGGCGCTCGATAACACGGGCGAGGACGAAGCGATTGCCCAAACCACCGCCTATAAGGATTGGGTGGACTGCGGCGAGAACGATGGGGATGCCATCGTCGGGCTGGGCGGGCCACTGGACGGCGCGATCTATGTATTCAAGGATCGGAGCATCTGGCGGCTGAGCCCAACCGGAAACGTCAACACACCTTATCGCGCTGACCAGATCAGCGCGTCCATCGGTGCGGCGTGGCAGGACGCGATCACGATCGGAGAAGACGGGGGCGGAAATCCCGCGCTGTATTTCCGTGCGTTGACGGGTCCCAAGCGACTCGTGCATGGCTACGGGATTGAAGATGTTGGCGCGGACGTGTCTGCGCCAACCGCCGATGCGTACTCCTTTGTGAGCGAGACGCCGATAGTGGTGTGGGACACCGTGCGTCGTGTGCTGTGGTGGTTTGCATTCGATCTGCAGGACGTGCTGGCGTTTCAGCCGCAGTTTGAAGTGCGCGACCGCAATGGCGTGCGTGGGGGATGGACACGACACACCATCGCCTCTGGCACATTGGGCAACGAGAATCGTTGTAGCACGCTGTATGAGATCAATGGCGTGCTGGTGCCGTACATCGGCGGCAATGATGACTCGACGGGGGCTGCGTTGGCATCGTTGTCGGGCAATGCCGCGAACGATGTCACGTCCGCTGCCATTACTCCCAGCGTGAGATCGCCCATTTTCCAGCCGTTCGGATTGTTGCGTCGGTGTCGTTTTGGACACGCCGTGTTGGAGTACACGAGTGCCGGAGACAACACCAACGCGCATCAGGTGTCGATTGCTTCGGCCATCGGCGGGCCGCTGGCGGTGGTCGGCACCGTCACGGATACCGCGACAGAGGCCAGCTACAGCCAGGCGGTCATTCAGGAAAAGCTCGAAAGCCTGCAACTGTCGGACGTGTTCGGATTCCAGATTACGGTGACGTGGGATACCAGCCATGACGGCGATGAGCGCCCCCGGATTCACGGTGTGACCGTGCCCGTGTTCGCGCAGGAGGGGGCATGAACCTGCCCCTGGTGCCGTACGGCGTGGCCTCGCTTGTCGGACTGACAGACTGGCTGCGCACGCTGGCCACGTCGATTGCGGCGGGCTGGAACGTCGAGCACACCGCGACCGGCGCGCACGACTGGCACTGGACGACCCCGGCCTTCGACGCCGATCGGTTTCAGGGCGACGGCACGATTACGTGGACGGTATCCAGCGCGGATCGTTTCGCGGAGACGTACGCCATCTTGGGCGACGTGATGCTGTGGACGCTCCAGGTGGGCAATTCCAGTACGGGAGGCACGGCGAGCGGGTCGTTGCGCGTCGTCCTGCCGGACGGATATCGACTGGCGGGGAAAGCCCTGCATCCGGCCGCGTACGGGAACGACAACGGCACTGAGCAGAACGTGTATCTGGAGGGCGAGGACGGATCGCGCTACATCGCCGCGCGTCAGGGCGATGGTGGCAATTGGTCGAACGCGAGCACCAACAGCACGTATCTGTATTTTTCCATCTGGCTGAGAGTGACGAGGTAAGTCATGGCCGAACGCGACGATCTTCTCGACGAA